ATGCAGTGTTTTTCGTATCTTTGTCAAATTCCAGTGGTATACAGCTTACAAGTAACTTAGGTAATACTACTCCAATTTCTTTGATACCAACTACAGTATCTGAAACTGGTCAAAAACTTACTGGTCAAACCGCAACTGCTGAAGCAGTGTTAACAAGCGTACGTAATAATTATCACGCTGGTTGGGTAGTTCGTACAGTTGGATCAGGCGGCCGCGCTGGTCGTGTGCAGTACGAAACTCTAGTAGCTATGGGTTCAATGACTGGTGACGCTGAAGACGATATTCTAAAGGATTTATAATTAAATGTCTGATCGTGCTAAAAAGATAAGTGAATTAACTGCGCTTACATCAGCCTCGGAGGACGATCTATTAGTAATAGTAGACGCTCCTTCGGGAACTGCTGCTACCAAAAAAATTACAGTCGGTAATCTATTTGGTAATTCGCAGGCAAATGTCGTAATCTATGGTGCAACTCCAGCAAATAGTACGATTACTATTAAACAGGGTACATTGTTATATAGCAACAGTTATCTTTATATAGCTGTTGCTAACAATGTAGTAAAGAGGGTGGCTCTAGAGTCATTCTAAATTAATGAAATGTGAAACCTTGGATAATAGTAATTTTTTATTATATGCAGCTAAACATTATGATAATCCACAATGTTTTGATACTAAAGAATTTTATGACGATCTGAAAAGGTTTAAATATCTTAAACGGCTCTTTAATCGCTATAAAGAGACCGGTGATTTAAAAGAAAGATTGATTATCAATCATCTTCAAGTTCTTTACAATTTATTTGGTATAGAACCTACTACGCGTATGCTGTTCTTGTCTTTAAAACACCATCATGAGTGTTTAAAACCATTCCTAATACTATTCAATACTATGCCAGAATGTATATTTAACGTTGAAGGTCGAGATATACTAAACAGCGATATAAGTATGGATAATCAAATAGTAGAAGTACTAAGGAAAATCTAATGAAAACATTTATGCAATTTATCACTGAACGAGGTGAAGATTCTAAGGGATACTATCGTTCAACTGAGAGTGGTGCAGGTCTTACTAGAAAGGGCGCTAAACACTTCGGCATTCAAACTGCAGTAACCGGAAAGGTTAAACCTGGATCAAAAGCGGCTAAACGTCGTAAATCGTTTTGTGCGCGCATGTCTGGGATGCGTGGTCCTATGAAAGATGAAAAAGGTCGTCCAACACGAAAAGCTATGTCTCTTAGAAGATGGAGATGCAGAACATGATATCCTTCAAACAATTTTCAGAAGCTTGTTGGGATGGTTATAAAAAAATTGGTATGAAGAAAAAGGGCAATAAAATGGTGCCTAACTGTGTACCCGTAGGCGAAGATATTACCGCAATTCCAGCTAATAATGCTGGATCTGGTAATGTAAAGGGATTTGATCCTGTATTAGGTCAACCTATGACTAAAAGAATAAAACCTGTTGGAAAAATGATTGATGCAATGACGAATCCAAAAAAGAAGACTAAAATCGACACACGAGTGTAGAGATTAAGAAATGCAATTTAAGATTATGATTTTTTTGGCAATATTGACGTTCGTAGGCACTGTGGTTGGCGGTGCCTTTTTTTATTATAAGGATTCGCAAGCTACTATCGCTGCATTAAATCAACAAACTGCTACGCTTACGCAAGCTGTTGATCAACAGAAAGAAGCGATAGAGGCTATGGAGCAATCTATTCGAGATCAAGCAGCAATTCGCGAAGACATGATGAAAGAAGTTGAGTCTGCTAGAAAAGATGTAGAGAAGTTGCAAACTAAGATTGCTTCACATGATTTAAAATTAATAGCAAGTGAAAAGGCAGGATTGCTTGAAAAGAAAATTAACAGAGCAACTAACGATGTGATGCGGTGTTTCGAAATCGCCACAGGGGATGCAATATTACCAGATGAAAAAAATAATCAGTGTTCTGATTTGCTCGCTCGCCCTTAGTGGTTGTGCGACACTTAAAAAAGAGTTAGTAGTTCGCACAAAGCCTGTTGAGAAACCTAAACTCGACGTACCTTTGCCGCAACCTGTAAAGATGCAATCAATGCAATGGGTAATCATCACTGATAAGAATTATAATGATGTGATTGAATCTGTTAAGGATGCAAATGGTCTAGTATTTTTAGTAGCTTTAGATGAAACAAGCTACAAAAATTTAGCTCTAAACAACGCTAATCTTTTAAGATTCATTCGTGAACAAAAGTCAGTCATAGCTGCATATAAGCAGTACTACGAAAAACCTAAAGAAGACGCACAATCCGATGAACAAAAATGACGAAGACTATAAGACTCAGATAGCATTGCTTGAAAAAGATGTTTCTCAAGTGACTGTGTTTTTAGGTAAATTAGATTCAGCTATTGAAAAGCTATGTGATGTCTCTACGTCTATTAAAGAACTACTTGCAGTTCATGATCATAAACTCACTCAACAGAGCGAAGTCAATTCTGAGATCTATGACATGATCAAAGAATTAAAGATTGAAAATCACAAAGAACACTTAGAAACTAAATTACAATTAGATCAATTAGCCGTGCGTATCTCTAGTCTTGAAAAATGGAAGTATACCATCGTTGGTGGAGCTGCCGTTGCAGGGTTTATTCTCTCTTATGTTACAAAGGCATTTACATAATATTACTTTAATGATATAATCAACTATGTTGGTTAATCAAAGTAGTATATGATGTCTCTCTGGATAGATCAAAAATACATCAATCTTGTCTCTGTTAGGTTAGAGCAGTTCAAACAAAAGGATCGTGAACTGTTTAACTTTCGCTGCCCTGTGTGTGGTGATTCTCAGCGGAGTAAGATCAAAGCACGAGGATGGATCTTCAATAAGAAGGGCAAGTATCGCTTTTATTGCCATAATTGTTCTGCCTCGATGACTTTCTCTAATTTCCTCAAGTCTCTTGATGTGGTGCTCCATCAAGAATATATGAAAGATATGTTTATCGAGAATAATCTTGATAATCCTTTGCCATTGTCTAAGCCCGATATTACCAAGATCGAAGTACCAAAGTATAAGATTGATTCTCCTCTCAAAAACCTGACTAAAATATCTTCACTTGCTTGGGACCATCCTGTTAAGAAATATGTGATGAGTCGAAAGATCCCAAGTAATGTTCAATATAAGATATTTTTCTGCCCTAAATTTAGGAGTTGGGTAAATACATTTATACCAGATAAATTTATTGACATCGAAAAAGATGAACCCAGACTTATCCTTCCGTTCTTAGATCGTGAAAAGAACTTCTATGGATGTCAGGGAAGAAGTTTTAGTAAGACCGGCAATAGATATATAACTGTACTTTTAGACGAAGACAAACCAAAAGTCTTTGGTCTCGATACAGTCGATTTTACTAAGCACATCTATGTATTTGAAGGTCCTATAGACTCCATGTTTATAGAAAATTCTATAGCTATGTGTGGTTCAGATCTGAGCGGATCATTAGATCTGAACAAGAAGAAATGTACTGTCATTTTTGATAATGAACCAAGATCTCCACAGACCGTAAAGAAGATTGATAAGTATATCGCTTTGGGTTATAATGTGTGCTTTTGGCCAGATCGAGTGACTGGTAAAGATGTGAATGAGATGATTTTGAATGGTCATGATGCAGAAGAACTTAAAATCATCATAGACAAGAATTCGTATTCCGATATTGAAGCGAAATTACAATTACAAATGTGGAGAAAGTGTTAATGATTGATGAAATTTCTAAATATGTGAATCGTCCCGTTAAACTCATGAGCTATACTCGTGGCGATATAGACTTTATGATCGATAACGGTGTAGTCAACGCTGATGATGATTTACAAGACATGATTGCTTTTTGTGCTCGTGTATCAAACCCAAGCAATCAGCAGAATAGTTCTACTTCTGATAGGTTGATTAAATATCTCGTAAAACATAAGCACTGGTCTCCCTTTGAGATGGCAAATGCATGTATTGAAATTAATACCACACGCGATATTGCCCGACAAATCCTAAGACATCGTTCTTTTTCTTTTCAAGAATTTAGTCAGCGATATGCAGATCCAACGCGGGATCTCGGGTTTGAATATCGTGAAGCAAGACTTCAAGACACTCAGAATCGTCAGAACAGTATTGAAACAGACGATCGTGAGTTAAATGATGTTTGGCTTGAGAAGCAACAAGCAGTCATTCGTGCAGCAAAAGATGCTTATGAGTTTGCTGTAATGCATGGTATTGCAAAAGAACAAGCACGTGCAGTCCTTCCAGAAGGACTAACTACTTCTAGAATGTATGTAAATGGAACAATTAGATCTTGGATCCATTACATTGAAGTACGTACAGATCCAGGTACACAAAAAGAACATCGTATCATTGCAGAACAATGCGCACAGGAACTATCTAAAGTAGTACCAATTATTTCAGAATTTGTATATAATAAGACGCCAGTAAGTGAATGGATCGGCCTTTAACACATAACGAGAAGAACTATGACAACAAAAACAAAATACATGGGCATCGACATTGATTACTCTCGTGATAAATTATTTGATGACTTAGGTGTTAAGCGATTAAAAGAATCGTATATGCTTGATAATGAATCATCACCACAAGAAAGGTTTGCTCATGTTTCAAAAACTTTTGGATCTAATCCTGCTCATGCTCAACGGCTTTATGACTATGCTGGCTTACATTGGCTCAGCTATTCTACTCCTATTCTTAGTTTTGGTCGTTCTGCTCGTGGACTACCTATTTCCTGTTTCTTAAATTTTATCGAAGACACTGCGGAGGGATTAGTTGATAACCTATCTGAAACAAATTGGCTTTCGATGCTTGGAGGTGGGGTCGGAGTTGGCTTTGGCATTCGCTCGGCTGGTGACAAGTCCACTGGAGTCATGCCACACCTTAAGATGTATGACGCATCATCTCTCGCTTATCGACAAGGTAGGACTCGTCGTGGGAGTTACGCTGCCTACCTTGACGTTAATCATCCAGATATTATCAATTTTCTGGAAATGCGAAAGCCTACTGGTGATCCAAACTTGCGTACTCTCAATCTACATCACGGCATTAATATCACTGATGATTTTATGCATATCATCGAAAGATGCATGTTAGACCCTGAAGCAGATGATTCATGGAATCTTGTAGATCCACACAGTAAAGAACTTCGCGAGACAGTTTCTGCTAAAGAACTCTGGCAAAAGATTCTTGAAACTCGTATGCTTACGGGTGAACCATATTTGCACTTCATCGATACTAGCAATAAACATCTGCCACCTTGGCAGAAAGCTCTTGGTCTTTCAATCAAGCAGTCTAACTTGTGTTCAGAAATTGTTCTTGCAACAGATAAGAATCGTACAGCAGTGTGTTGTTTGTCTTCAGTAAATTTGGAATATTATGATGACTGGAAAGATAATGAGTTATTTCTTAAAGACATTGCTGAAATGCTTGATAACGTATTACAGTATTTTATTGATAATGCACCAGACTCTATCGCACGAGCAAAGTTTTCTGCTAGCATGGAGCGTTCTATTGGGGTTGGTGCTCTGGGATTTCACGCACTTCTTCAAAGCAAAATGATTCCTTGGGAATCTGCAATGGCTGTGGGATTAAACAAGAAAATCTTTAAGCATATTCGTGATAAACTTAATCTTGCTAACGTGCAACTTGGACTATTTCGCGGATCTCCTCTTGATGCATTTGGTACTGGACTACGATTCAGTCATTTGATGGCGATTGCTCCTAATGCTTCTAGTTCTATTATTATGGGAAACACTTCTCCTTCAGTAGAACCATACAGAGCAAATGCATATCGTCAAGATACTTTGTCTGGATCTAGTTTTGTAAAGAATAAGTTTCTTGATAAATTACTATGGGAAAAGGTAGGCAATCACGATCATAATGAACAAGAGATGGCAGATATTTGGTCATCTATTATAGCGAATGATGGTTCAGTTCAGCATCTAGCGATACTTACTGACTGGGAAAAAGATGTGTTTAAAACATCAATGGAAATTGATCAACGCTGGGTCATAGAACATGCAGCAGATCGACAGGAATATATAGATCAAGCTCAGTCACTTAATCTTTTCTTTAGACCTGATGTTAATATCAAATACTTACATGCAGTACACTTTCTTGCATGGAAGCAAGGTCTAAAGACTCTTTATTATTGTCGTTCAGAGAAGATCGGAAAAGCAGATAAAGTTTCTAAGAAGATTCAACGACAAATCATTGAAGAAATTGATCTTAAGCAATTAACAGAAGGCGATACATGCATTGCGTGTGAGGGTTGAATATGCACGATAAAAGAGTCATAAAGTTTAGTGCCAGTTGGTGTGGACCTTGTAAAGCTTTAAATAAAATGCTTGAAGGTTCAGATCTAGGAGTTCCAATTGATAGCGTAGAT